TCGGCTGGTTCGTCTGCCTCTTCGTCATCGTCCGACATTTCAACTTCTTCTTCTTCTTCCTCGCCGTCGTTGACCTCGGCGTCATCAACGTCCTCTGATTCCGATGCTTCCATCTCTGGAGATACATCCTCAGATTCTGTAATTTCTTCTTGCTCGACCTGTTCGGATTCTTCAGGCATAGTAATTAAACCAACTGCCTGTTCGATACTTCCGTCGAATGCTGGTGCTTCTTGAGTTTCAGTCGTGTCTGACACGGTACTTATCTCCTAGTTTTTTTTATCGAAAATCTTCTCATCCGCCAAGGCGGTGTTGATGTAATTATCGATAGTTGATAATGCACGAATGATGTCGTGCGCGTTATCGCGATCCTCGGTGGTCGAGTTCGGATCTGTGAAAATGCTAACCTGTAGCATTTTTACGGCCTCAATGACTTCCTTAAATATGGGATCGTCATTAAGCCGTTTTAATCTTGATGCTTTTTCTTTAACTTTTGTCATTAAAATCTACCGCCAGAAACTGCACCGCTTGGACGCTCATCTGGATATCTTGGCTCTGATTGTGCCGCTTTAATGTTTTCAACATCAATAGCTGTATCGTACTTACCAAGAATTTCAGCGGCCTTAATAAGTAAGTCTTGATCCATTTTGTCACGCTCTCGGTCGTCTTGAGCGATGGCTTTTTGTGCATCAACTTCCATCTTAACCATGTCACTTTGAGCTTTGGCTTGTGCTTTGAGCTGCTCGGCTTGTACGAGCGCTTGACCGGGGTCGAGCGGCTTAGGCTGTCCAGCCATTTGTTGCTGCTTCATCATGAGTAATTGTTGCTCGGTCTGAGCATCCATTGGCATCAAATATCTATCGCTGTTTCTAACGCCAGCAAGCGCCATAATATCCGCCATCGTGTTGCGAATGAGCGTCATTGATACGAGTCCGTTGCCGGGGCCGTAAGTCTGCCAAATCTGCATTTGCATCTGTAACGTCTGCTGTAGGATGGCAACTTTCTCATCTTCCTTGCCAGTGCCAAGCCCAATGTTACACATCACGTCCATGCTCGAGTTCCATGATCTAGGATCAATTGGCACGAACTGGCTGTTCATGCGCATCATTTTCTCTTCGTCAGTATTCTCGATAAAGAGTTTTAGCATGAGCTTAAATAGGCGCTTCATACCGCCCTCGGCAAGATTTCGTGACATAACCTCAATCTGAGCCGCACCAGCCTGTTTTGTGATGTTTGCCGCAGTAGCGGTAGTATTCTGTAAAGCGTCTGGATCAAGGCCCATAGAGGCACGAGAAACGCCTGTCTTGGTTTCAATGGCGTCATCCATATACTGAATGGCTGCGAGCGTCTGAGCGGCTACAAACGGCACTGAGATAGGCACAATCGCCTGTGGATTCTTCATCCTAATAATGCCGCCAATTTCGTTGTTTAGCACGTCGTCAACGTTGACCTGATTGTCCACAATGCCCATGCGAGGATTGTTTGTCAGCGCAACGTTGTCTAGGACGCCTCTAAGCATCGCTGTAGCGGCATCTTGATCATCATTGATAAGATCAGATATAGAACGCCCAAAGAATGCGTGTGGCTCAGGATCGACCTCAAACACGGCAAACGGGACTTCACTGTATGGCTCGTAATCTAGGAGCTGGTAGTCATTGCCGCCAAGCATAAACTTGTATAGCTGTGCGACGCCAGTTCCCTCGATGTCCATCTTCATGTACGCCTCGGTCACCGCGACCAGCTTCATTGATAAATCTTCGGTCGACTCTTCCTCTTCCTGCTGATATCCGCGACGCTCAAAGTCCTCTATCTCAGAGTATGTGTCGCTAGATCCGATGCCGGTAAGATTAGATACTTTTTCAAAATCAAATCCCATGTTAACGAGATCAGATACACGCATCTCGGTACGGTGCGCCACAACGTAAAAGTCATCAATAGACTTGGCGTTGCGATCCACCATAAATTCCTCTGGCGGAACAGATTTTACTTGTAGCATCCCTTTGTCAGTTTTTCGACTAATCGTGACACTATGCTCAGGAACTTCGATTTCCATCCCCATTTGATCAATGGAGATAGACATTTCTTGGCTATGCTCAATAACATCGACATTATCCTCATTAACTATGGCTGAAAACTCTTCATCAGTTAAATTTGTAAAAGAGTAAGTCTCAGCCTCTGTGTATTTGTCCCAGTAAACTTTTAGGACGCCAGCCTTCTTAACCATCGCGTCGTGAAACGCATCGTTCAATAAGTTGTAACCATTAAGCTCGTTAAATGCCCAATGCATATACTGCGTCGCCTGTTGCGCAACAGCAACATCATCTTGGTTTGATGGAATGTACTCAACGGCACGATCAGTTGATAAAAACACGCGCAATAAACTTGGCTTAATTGATCGTATTGTGTCGCGTACTTTTGTTGCGACTACTTTAGATCGACCATCTTCTTCGCCAATATCTACTTCGCCATCAAAATATCTTTGCGCTTTGATCCTGTCGTCAGCAATCTCGCTCTCAATAAAGTCAACGGCATCCTGTACGGCCTGCTGTACGATACTTTCGACTCTATCCTCATCTATGCGTTCTGGCTTCATTTACTTTTCCTTATGGCATTATAGTGGCGTCGTCAAAAGCTCTTCCACTAGATTCGCCAGTAGCAACTGCCGTTGGAGCGCCATAAAATCTAGTGATTGCATTAATTAATGCTTGTTTTTTTGACTCTATTATATTTGGATTTCCTAAGACTTCTTCAATCATNTTATTTACTNTGGCAGATTGATTGCCTCGCGCCATAGCGCCGCCGACATTAGATATCGATTGACCTACAGCAGCCCCACCTAAAATGACAGGAAGAGTCATATCACCTGTATACTGTGTTGCACCAGCCGCACCTAAAACTGGTAGCACAGCACCACTGGCAATGTTTTGTACTCCGCTACCACCAATGCCGAATTTTTGTAACACACGACCAATATTTTGAATAGTGGTTGCATCACTTGCCTCTTTAATAGCAGCAACTTGGCTTTGCGTTAAAAATGGCTCTCGCCCCTTTTCATGTCTTTGTAAAATTGCTGCAAGCCTGCTTTGTATCAAAGGATAAGCGTCTTTACCTTGATCAATTTTAATACCTGCTAAATTTAATTCAGATAAAATTTCATTTGCTGTAGTTCCAGTTCTCCACAATTCGTTTGCCTTAACAAAATCATCTCCTAATTGAGTTCCAATCCTTGCCTCGTAATCAGTCCAAATTTTCTTTAATAAAGCCTTTTGTGGGCCTTCAGTATCTTGTATTGCGTTTTGTATCATTTTTCGGTCTGCCATTGCTTGCGCAGGCGTAACAAAATTTTGTCTATCCCTAGCTCTTAACGTAGATAAAACTTCTTCAGATTTATTAAAATCTTTACTTAGCGATACTCTTCCTAAGTCATCAATGTAAGTAAATCCTTCATCTACAGCATAGGCAAAACTGTCATCAGCCAATCCTTTGTAAGAAGTTGGATCTACTGCCTTGCCTTCTAACTTAACTCGACCATAAAGGTTTGATGCTCTTTTTTTATAATCGTTTGCGGTTTGTTTATAAATGGATTGTTTTTTTGCTGAAGATCTTCTTGCAAATCCACCTATAGCTCCCGGTATAAATGCGCCGCCCATTCCTATTATGCTTTGCAGCCAAGATGGTATTTCGCCCTCAGTTTTTTCTACTTGTTCTACCGCTGCCTGCTCCAATCCTGCGGCAGTTGTAACTGATGCAGCCTCTCCAGCAGCAGTTGATAATGCCCTGCCGCCTTTAGCGGCTTGGGCAACACCAGCAGCGCCCGGAATCATGCTTGCGCCTGCATACTCTCCGCCTCGACGCGCAAATCTTTCCGCTGGACTTTGTGGCTGATATTCAGTTAATCTTCTTTGACCTCTTAATGTTTGCGGCATTTCCATAACGTTTTGAAAATATTGTGATCCCATAAATGGATTTTCTATTGGATCCATTCCAAATGCGCTACCAACTTTGTTTATTCCGGCGGTTGCTAAATCAACTGGAAGTCCAGCCAAATTAGCTACACCTTGATTAACTCCAGCCAGAAACTGAGTGCCTATACCACCGCTTGGCATATTGTTAAGCACATTACTAACTTCTTGTTTACTTATAGATTTTATTACTTGAGAAGAATCCGTTTGCGGCGCTCTCATTTTTAATTTAACAAATTGAGATTTGTCGGCTTGCTTTAATTTTAAAATTGCAGTTGCTTTATCAGGCGCAAATATTTGCACAGGTTCATTTGAACCTTTTGGCGTAAATTTATATATAGGCATAATTTATTGTACTACCTCAATATCGTATTCAATTCCATCGTCATCAATAAAGGTTCCTGAGCCATCCTCATTACGTTCGCCATCAGTTTGAGGTTTATAGAATCCTCTTGCCATTCTTTGTTCTTCAAGATATTTTTCTGCATCAGAAAGATTTTTAAAATCTGGCAAAGGCATATCAGGAATTTCCACTCTAGAAAATCCTGCTTTTTCTGCATCGGCTGCTATTCTTGGATTATCAAATTTTGCATTGTAATCTTCCATTTGCGCTTTCAATACTTTTTGTTTTAGATAAGACATATACAACAAAGTAGCCGGCGTCATATTAATTGTTCCAGCTAAAACTTCTTGTAAAAATTGTCTTTCTGCTACAGTATCTAATCCTCTTGCGCCAATTCCAAGCTCTCCAATTGCGCCAAAAACAGATGATCCTAATGCAGCATTTATAAGCGCTGCCTCTGTAATTTTTTTTCCATCTTTAGTTGTTGGTCTAAATTCTCCATCCGCATTAAAAAATGCTCCTGCTGATCGCCTAGCAAATTCTCTTATTTTTGCTATAGTAACGCCCATTTCCGCGCCCGGCCCTGTTTCAAAATCAACAGGATCTATTAATGCCTCTGTAATCGCAGACATTGATGATATTGCTCTTGGCGCTTTCATTGCATTTTTTTGTAATTCAACAAATTCTGTTGCGCCTAACTTACCTATCTCTTTGCCAAATGAACTAGCAGGATCACCCGTATTAACATTAACATTCGTTTGAGGCGGCTTACTTGCAAAACCAGATCTTTTGCCAGTTGTTTCGCTAACTTGTATTCTTCCACTTAAAAGTGGATCATGGCCCATTGCTTTATATTCTTCTGCGGTAAGTTCTCTAAACGTTTCATCTGGCTTTTTGTTGTATTCTGCCAAAGCCTGTTCCATTGGTAGGCCGTTAAAAACAGCTTCTGCAAGATCTTCCCTGCCCCTGCTCACAAACCAATTGGCATTATTTGTTGCTTTCTTTTGCGCTGAAATGTCTTTCATTTGGCCTTGCAAAAATTGGCCCCATTGCGCATTTGGAAAAGTGCTTAAATTGTTAAATCCCATTGCCAATGCAAGCATAAATTCAGCATTGCCAAATGTGTTTTCGTAGTGTTTTTGCGATCCGTAACCTTGGCTTAATTTTTGTTGATTTTTATCTAACTGGACTGGATCAACGCCTGTATCGGTTCCTTTAAATTGCACAGTGCCATTTCTTTTTAATCCAAGAGAATCTTGGCTTGAAAAAGAAAACCTATCGTCAGCTTGTATTTTGTCAATAACACCGCCATTAGAGCCTAAACTGTTTATTTGTTGCTGTACATCTCCCCCAACAGGCAATGTTTGCCCCGGATAAACTACCTCTCGCTGTATATTGGCTGGTTGATTTTGCGGTATACCAGACGTGTCATACTCATATATTGGAGCGCTTACTTGACCAGCATTGAACATTGTTGTTTGGCCCTGCGGATAAACAGTGCCTTGTCTAATTATGTCCTCTCGATCAGAGTTTGCAATTTCATATTGATCTTTTAACGTTAAGTGTCCGGGCATCTCTGAAATTACGCCGCTAGGATTTATAGCTAAAAAAGGATCAGGTTCTTGCTCTACAATCGGAACCATTCTGTTTTGTTGCGGTTGGACTAATTGAGGCGTTTGCTGTTGCAATCCTCTTTTTTTTGCTATTTTTTCTGCCATTAAGTCAACTGCATTAAGTAATCCCATTGCCATATTTTTTCCTATTTAGAAGCTAAAGTCCCTAATGAACATTCCTAAACCATCTTCATCCTGATTTGGAATTTGCATATTTGGAAGTTGTAGCCCAATTGATCCGACGCTAGTTGGCCCTTGCATTCCAATGTCTGTCTGTGTTGGAAGTTGAAGGCCAATACCGGAATCCCCTTGCCCTAACGAATAATTTTCTATAGGGCCGCCTTTTGGTTGTTCTGAAGATAGTAATCCAGATGGAATGCCTTGAGATTCCTCATAACTAGGAGGCGTTGGCAACGCAACAGTTGATGCCGGCATTAAATTTTGTTCGCCACCCAATTGAGCAGAAACATAAGGCGACATAGCCATTTGCCCAAACAATCCTTGCGAGTTGTAAGGATTGGGGCGATTTTTTTCAAATGGATTAAACATATTAATTTATCTTAGAATAGTCGACCATTAAATAACCATTATCTGCTACGGATACGGCATCAGGATGAGTTAACAATATTTTTTGGGCAATAACTCCAGCTTTTGGCTGGTTATCAATGCCAAGTTCTTTTGCTTTTTCATTCCAATCCCATGTATACATTTCAATGCCACTTAAAGTTTTATCTATGTATTTAATGTTTGTTTTTAAATTTTCATCTGAAAATCCAGCCATACTTGCAAGCCCAAGTATTGTAGATAATGTTTGCCCCATCCCCGGACTTCCAGTTTGAGTTTGAGTTGCCCCTCCGCCCATTGGAGTAGCTCCAATTGCGTTAGACGCATAGTTAATGCTATTTGCTGGAGCGCCAACGTATCCTGCATATTGTTGTTTTGCAGAGTCAATTAACGCCTGTTGCGCAGCTTGTTGCAATGCGCCTTGATCGTACAAATTTTGATTAACTTGTTGGCCCATAGTAAAGCCAAGATTGGCAACGTTTCCAAGTTGATTTCCTGCGGCTAAACGTTGCTGACTTCCTGCCAATCCTGACTGAACATTAAATTGATCTGCCGACATTCTATTGGCAATATCAGCTTGAGCTGCCTGCTGTGCATTTTGAAAGCCCTGCGCCCTTAGTGCCGCAGATTGTTGCCCCAACATATCAGCAACGCCACGCCCCATTTCAGCTTGTGCTATCCCGTGTCGAGATCCGCCAAATGCTTGAGCCGCTTGTGCCTGCGCTCCAAGATTGTTCATACCAATTTGAGCATTACGCAATACATCTTGCGCCTGAGCGTCAATAACTTGTTGCGTATAAGGATTTTGGTATTGAGAAAGATCAGTCGTCGCCAACTGTCCGGCTTGAACTTGGTTTGGAACATATCCCATTTCCATCGCCGCGCCTTGCCCAGCTCCGTATACGCCCTGTGCCGCCGCTTGGTTTACGTTAGGGATTCCGCCCTGTGGTGATCCTGCCATAATTTATCCTTTATACATTGCCTTTATAGATTGCGTAACCGTTGCCCATCGATACGTACCCCGGCGGAGCGGCTGCGTACCGATTTGGCATCCTTGGATCTTTAGTCTGATCAATTCCTAGTCTAACAATTTCTCCTTGCTGAGGGCCGGAAGCTACAAGCGGCTCCGGTTGATTCCCACTAAATGGATCGACAAACATTTTGTTATATTGCGCCACTTGGCCCGGCCTTCTTGCCTCTAACTCAGCCAACGCTTGGTCAAACAAAGCACCAGATGAATATCCTTGCAGTCCGCCTGCAAATGTTTGTGGTTCTGGCGCCATGCCTTGCATGGCAGTCAGTGACCCTTGTGGAAGCATACCAAATGCTTCTGCTGCACCAATATTTGTATTAAAAGCCGCTTGTTGAGTTGGATTAAATGCCGCAACGTCAGGCCCGTAAAATGGCATATAACCAATTTTTTGAGCTTGTTCAGCTCTAGCAATGTTTCTTTCTGCTGGCGCTTGAACCCATGCAGGCAATGTACTGGTTGTTTGTCGGCTTCCGCCTTTACTGCCACCGCTCATTTATATCTCCCTTTTAAGCGTTGTAAACTCGAACTCCCATCCAAGTTTATTTAATACTTTTTCCCAGCCCTTACGACCAGCTATTGTTAATGAAGAGCATCCGTTTGCCTTGGCAAACTCAGCAAATGGCTCGTTTAAGGTTGTAATTTGCTCAAGCCTACCACCAGCTAGAAAAACGTGAAACACTTTTTTGCGCGGATACTCAATGATTTCAGTAATACAACAGCCATCATCAAGAGGCCAAAATTGGTACCTATAGCTAAGAACACCAAGAACAATATCATCGAAAGTATGTGTACCACCGCTATAAGCGAGAGCGTCATCAATATACTTCCTGCATTCGACCAGTTTTTCAGTAACATTCATGGCACATATAACTCAGCTACAGACAGCGTTACAGATGGCGATGCTGTGCAAAATGAAGTTGCCGCAGTCGTTGATAAAGAGCCATTTGTGCTATCTACGGCAAACATTGACTGCAAATAATCGTTGGCATTTACATCAAAAACGCCAGACCTGCTAATTATTTTCTTTTGCCCATTGTTGTGCAGCGTAGTCACCATCGTTGAGTTTGCTAGATTAACGCCGTTAATTCGAGGCCAGAAATAGAACGTAACCGTGCTGCCTGAACTTGAAGTAATTTCAGCGCTAAAATTCAATCGATATATGCCAGACTTAGCAAACACAATCTTGCTTGCATCGGTTCCGTCAATAGACACATTATGCGACGATGCGCTTGTATTGTAAGTTATTGCTGTGGCGGTATCGGCTCCAGAGGCGGTCTGGTTAGTAAAATCTACAAAGTAACCGTATGAGTTCTCGCCGTATGGAATAGGCTGAAAGGCGCCATCCGTTGAGACGACCATATGATCTATTGATGCGTCCCAGAGCATAATCCCATCTTCAGACGCAGAATCACCAGTTAATTTAAAGTCTAGCTTATTCCTTGTCCGGGCAATATAGTTATTAAGACGCTCGGCCCATTCTCGCCAACTGCCGCCTAATGGTGGAGGGCCGCTCAACGCTTACCTCCAGCCTTGGCCTCGATTCGCATCGTGCCAACTCGCCAATCATTATTGACCGTAGTCTCAACTCTCATTCTTACCTGTCTACCACTAAATCTAACACTTGTTGGATTAGCCATTGTGAATGATCCAAACTCGCTTTCTGTGCCGTTAGGATAAAACCTAGTCTTAAACTTGGCGTTTATGTCGCCCTGAGTTAACTCATCTGGAATTAAATCAGTGACGTGCATAATTTTATCACCATTACCAAGACTTATCGGGCCAGATTCAACAAATTGCGTTGCGCCGTCGTGATTAAATCCATATTCTTGGAAGTAAAGCCTTCCATTGCTATTTGCCCATATTGGATAACGCAAAATGCCGGTATCAATAGCAGCCGTTCGAGACAGCTCGCCAATCATCCATATATTGTCTTTGTAATCGTATGAAACATAACGATTGTTCTCTGTAGAATCTTCACTAGCATAGAACCACCAGATTTCTGAGAAGCGACTGTTATGCGTTGCATATACTTTGCTGATTTGGTTTGTGTTTATATCTCGGAATATATGATCGCTAACTTCGCAGTTAAGCTCTTTTACGATTGATCCATCAAAGAAAAAGAATCCTTTTTGCCCCATCCAAAATGCAGCTTGATCTACCGCTACCAATGACTTTGGTGAGTCAGTGCCGCAGGCAGAGCCAACGCGCTCAAATCCGTATACATACGGCGGCCCTTGATAAGTAGCCAAGTGAGCGTCAACGTCAGTGACTATTAAAGTCCTGCCTCTAATTCTAATTGCAGATCTAATTGTTCCAGAGGACTGTAATTCAATGTCGCCAGCCTCATTTGTTGCTGATGGCGTCCATGACGTTAAGTTTTCCTTATCGCACCATTGTATTTTACGAGGATTAGCGCCAGCGCCTAAAGCAAACAGAAACCGTTCCTCGGTAACAATCAAACTTTGATTATTTATTGGCGCATTAGTGATTGGTGCAGCAACACCGCCGCCGTCAACGTCCCATAAATGCAGTTTTCCATCAGTTGATGAGCAGGCAACTAAATCCTCGCCAAAGTTATCAATTGCCCACGTCGTCGCTGGCAACCAGTTTGCAGATGGAGTTCTTGGAGTGCTATACGATCCTACGTTATATAAACCGCCGCCATATCCAGTATTTTGCGTTGCAGATTGCCTGCCGGATGTAAATGACGTTGGCGTAATATCGGTAACCGTGCCAGCAGAGCTTATTGCATATAGTTTTTCATACGTTCCAGCTGCAAGATTGTTATTAGCGTCTAGATCTCGCCAACCATGCATTCCTCGAGGCGGTGCGGCTATTCCAGATGTAACAAAGTCAGTCCATCCGCCAACCGGACGCATACTGCCCTCAGACCAACGTACTAAACTTGCGTCACGCCATCTGTTTGATTGTTCAAACTCTGTGCCGTTCTTATACACACCCGGCGGTAGCTTTAATGGAATCAATGCCATCTATTTTCCCTTACGCAGTTCGTTTCCACATAAAAACTGTTATGTACGGTTGTAAGTTCTTACCTGTTGCTGATTCACCTGCGCTGTTTACTGTTGTTGTAGTTGTAGTAGTAATGACTGCTGTTGCTGAACCAGACTGAACACCACCACCTGATAATAAAGCATCCCCACCAGAACCAGAAGCACCAAGACCTCGTGCAACACTATGTGTATGTCCAGAGTCTGTAGACGTTGAAGCTGAAGTAGCTGTGTGCGTATGAGCAGGTATAATTGAATCTTTAGTACCGCCAGTTTCTTCTGCGGCGTCAAAATCTGTATCGCTTGCGTCGTAACCAACTACGGTTTTTCCAGCTCCAAATCTAACCCATGTTGTTCCGCCCATTGCGGCAACTACCGCAGCTGAATCAGCATAATTAGTTATCGTTGTAAAAATTGATCCAACTGGATTAAGAGCATCTTTTATTTGGGCTAATGTAGATAGCGCATTAAATTGAGTTTGTATATTTGATGTAACGCCGTCACAATGATTTAACTCTGCGGCTGTCGATGTAATTGACACACCACCAATTTGTAACGTTGTGGCGTTTGCAGTTGTAAACGTTCCAGCCGCTGGCGTAGCTCCGCCAATAACAGCGTTATCAATCGTGCCAGAATTAATATCAATTCCTGTAACGGCAGTTGTTCCGTCGAGCAAGTCATCAATGCCGTCAAGGTTATTGTTTATCTTTGTCCCCCAAGAATCCTCGGATGCGCCAATCTCTGGCTTTACCAGAGAATAAGTTGTGGTCGTTGTATCTGCCATCTATATCTCCTGTTAATTAATCTGCTGGCTCTGGTGTGTTGCCCTCAGCCAGCCATTTTAAGTATTCTTGCCAATCTGTATTAGACTCGTCATCAGGAATGATTGCACCGTCTGATGTACGAACGATTCCTGATAATACTTCACCAGTAATTAAATGTGTCTCTCTTATTTTGTACATTTATAACTCCGCATCTGCTGTTAGTTTAGCTACATAATAAAAACCATTACTAGTAGCGTTAGCAGTTGGATTTAAGTGAAATCTTTTTTTGTNANAGTAATTAACAGCNACACTACCGACAGCATTTAAACTACCAAGAGTTAAAACTACTGTGGGTGTTGCNCTCATCTCAACAACCCATGTATCAAAAACACCGGGGCCATAGTTACCATTTACAAAGTAACCAGCAAAAAAATCTAATCCGCTATCTATTGGTTGTTGGTAATACCTCTGACACAATCCTAACTCAATCCCATACGGTCTATGCTCAAACTCAGTAGCTGACGATCCAACCTCTAGTTGGACTCCTGTTACTTGCCATGTTGCGTTTAAAGTGCTGATAACATTAACAGAACTATCAGCAGAAAAATTACCTGCACCTACCCATGCTCCAGCAGTTCCTGTGTAAGTAGTGCCTACACCTAAACCAAAATTAACTTGTAATCCCATTCCTGTAGTGTTTAGCCATGTTCCAGTGGTATCTCCAGCAATAGTGATTGTTTTCTTTTCCCAAGTGTTAGCACTGCTAATTGTGTATGTAAAAGGATACGAACGATCACCACCATTATTACGAAAAGAACCACCAAATGTTCCTGTCAATGATGACTTAACATGAAAAGATAACGTAGTTGTTTTAGCAGCCGATGTGCCATAATTTAAATCAGAAACAGAAGTGCCTTCAATACGTTGCAAAACTACATTGTAGTCTCCCGCATCTACAGAAGCGTCTGCTGTTGTAGTAGTTGCTTTTAAAGAATATTTAAAATCATCGGGAGCGTCAGCAACTTGTTGAAAGGACATTGCCCCAGCAGATTGCTCATACACTCTCCATCGATCTAATGTGTATCCGGAAGTAGTAGTAACAGCAGCACCAAGATTCCTCTGGTCAATAGTCATTGCACCGTTCATAATCTTATTCTTACCAATTACGTTAGATGTATTAGGCGTGACTCCATTGATGGTTGCCGTGTTGCCGCCACTTTCGTCAGTGATTGCTCCGACTGCAATTGTACTGCTGGCGGCCTGTTCGTATACAGATTTTTCCGCTGGATAAGTGACAAACACATCTTTTGTTCCAGCGCCAAGATTTAACGCGCTTCCAGAATTAGACGACTCTAGTATAGTATCCCGACTCAACGTCGTCCCGGAAGAAGTATATGTTCCAACGCCTACTTCCCAATCGTTACCAGAAACAATTGCATAGTAAGTCGTGTTACCGTTACCAATTGCAGAAAAAGATTGGAATCCATCTACAGCCCCAGCAAGCGTTAACGTACCTGTTCCGGTCGTCGTGCTTGTTTCTTTAACTCGATCTTTTACAACTAAAGCCATATAAATCCTTAATTAGTCTATGCCGCTAATTTAGTCCAAGTCTCAGAGTTTGTAGATTGCTTTGACCATGTTTCTGTATTTGCAGATTGTTTAGTCCAAGACTCTACGTTAATTACTGAATCTTCCCATTTCTTTCTTGCCGATGCGGTAAATCCTGCAACAGCGTTAACATTTGCTGCCCCTGATTTAATTGCATTACCATTTGCGCTAACAGTAGATACAGCGTTTAGCGTTGTTGATCCGACCAGCAATGTAACCGCGCTTGCAGTAACGCTTGATGAGGCAGATATTGTAGCCCCAGACGATTGCACTCTGTTGGCGGTAGCAGTGACTGTAGACGTCGCCGCTATCGTAGCGGTGTTATCACGATCTCGGATGTATACAATCGATGTAACCGAGGCCCCAGCAGATAACGCCCCAGACTCTCTAATTCTTGCGCCACTTGATGTTACTGTCGCTGTACTTGCAATAGCAGATGCCGCATCAATAACGATTCCTGCGCTTGCGGTGACGCTCGAGGCAGCAGTTACCGTTGCTGCGGCGTCAACAAAGTTAATTGCGCCTTCAGCAGAAAACGGTTGTTCACTAAATGCATTAATGCCGAACAATTAAACCACCTTTAATCAAGCGTTATGTCTAAATCTCCGGCTGGTACACGAAACACGTCGCCAGACTCAATTGCTTTTGATGCAGATAAAGCCGCATAACAAAGCAAATTGCCGGAACTTGATGCGTCAAACACACCAACATGACTTACTGTGCCATAGCTGCCAGTAGCAGTTGGAAACTCAATAGCGCCAGAATTTGTCGCTGTGTTTCCAGATACCGTAAACGCAGCAGTTTTTCTTGTGTAACCTGATCCAGATACCTCGGTTCCGCCGCCAGCCTCGCCGGGTGCGCCAGTAAATAACGCCAAATATAATGTTGACGGCGCAGTGTACGCGCTGTTTGTAAAGACGTGATCTAACAGCTCAGTCTCTAAATAGTTTGAAAAGCTCATCCTAGTCCTCTCACTTTAAGTTTTAATCCAGATCCAGACATTCTGGCTTTATCTGAACTTTCGTTTAACCGCAAAACTGCTGCCGCGTACATTTGCGCCCATACAGTTGTTCTTGCATCTTCTTGCAAGTATGGCGCAGAATGAATCAACGATCCATATAAATATACATCAGGCGAGTCATCCAACAGCCAGTTGTCGCTGTTCGACGCCAAATCAGGTACTTTAGCAAAGTACAACAACTCCAGCGTGTAATCTGCGTCTGGCGTCGGATAGAAGTTAAACTGTCCATCTGCGTGAGTGTAATACTCAGGCCTACCAGACACATCCTCAGCGCCAGCACGTTTATCCGCCATAGCATCTCTAGATATTAAATTAACAACGGTTGTGCCTGTGCCTTGTATGCTAACTCGAATTGTCTCCATCCAGTCTGCTGGCACTTGCGAGTATTGATCACCAGCGTCTATCGTTGCCGTTGATCGAGTCTCCATTTTGTAATGACGAATATCGCGATTGATCTGAGACTCTGCCAATTGAATAAACGTCGGTATGACGCTGGTCAGATCACTTCGATTAAGGTAATCGGCGACTGTCGATTGCAGTGTGCTGTAGTTTGTTATTGTCATTTCTTTTTCCGTCTTTCTTTGTCGGTTTCATCAAATAGACTACCTTCGCCATATCTTCTGCCTAAACTCATTATTTCCTCAGCAGACATTTCTGGAGTAATTCCTTGCTCATCGTAATACCGATATGCGGCAGCATTGTTTTGCATATCTCTTAACATATCCCCATATCTTTGCATAACAGTAAAATCAGATCCGTTTTTTAAACCGTTATATATATGTTTAATAGTTTGACCTTGTTCATATAGACCGCCAACTAAATTAGCTGTCAATTGATTTGCCTCTGGAAATCTTTGTCTTGCCAATAATCCAGTAGAAAATCCTTGCGCCCGATCGTAAGGCGTATCGTACATTGATGCATAACCTTTTGCGCCCATTTGGGCTTCTAATGCGTCTTTCATTCTTTTTTGTTCGTCAAGATATTCTCTAAATCTGTCAACGTAACCAAATAAAGCGCTCACTTTAAACTCCTAACAAGCCAAATTGTTTGCTTGGCTGTCTGTTTTCTTTTTCTGTTGACAACAATCCACCGCCAACTGGCGCAACTGGCGCGGCGCTAAACAATGGCTGGCCTTCCTTGGTTCCGGCCTTCATCTCTGGAGTAATGTCCATATACATGACGTCATCCCCATTTTCCAGCTTGCCCATGTAAACTCTAGACTTAAACTTTTTGGCAATCTTTTTCATTGAGTCAATGTAGGCTTTGTCATAATAATGTTTAAATCCATCATAGCCATATTCAATGTCTGAGCCATCTTCGTTTTTTAAAACTCTAACTTCCTTATCGTCTATTGGCGCGTTTCTAATTCTGTTAGCTAACTCTTTACCAAAAAGTTTTTCTAATGTTGCATAGTCAGATGAATAAGCATTTAAGAAAACAGTCTCTTCATCTACAGGGCCATAATATGTTTCGTAACCGGGGAAAGTAACAGAATCGGTTTTTTCATCATATTTTATTGAGGGAGCTGTTTGACGGTAACCATATCTGTCCGCTTGAGTTCTTGCAGTTGTCAACGCAATTCTGTCGTATCTCTCGTCCGAAGCAATTTTTGCCACTCTTTTAAGCGCTACGCTGTACCACTCATCCTTGAATGGTGCGTCTGGAACTGTGCCATATGAAATCAGTTTATTTTTTAATTCTAAAAGTTTTTCGTTTAAGGGATTTAAAAGTTTTTCTAAACCTTCGTTACGTTTTTTGAAATCATCATAGGTTGGGAGTGAATGTTTCTTATCCCAATTACCTACAAACTCTTCCTCCGCGTAAATAATTTCTTCTCTTAGATCTTGATATTCTTTTTCAGCGGCTCGCCTCCCTTCAAAATCTGTAATGTATTGAGGATCCGTATACTTTCCTTTGTCATCTGGCGTTCCTCTTCCTGTTTGATGCCAATCCGATTGTATTTCATCTAACAATAATACTTTTTTACCATCATCAGATTTATGATCAGCCGTCCTTATATGGGCTAATACGTTGTTAACACGTGGATAATGAGAAGTTTGATAAACCTCTGGTGTCGCATCATCTGGCAAGGTAAACACAATTTCTCTTAAATTATTGCCACCTTTAGTAATGTGATCGCCATGTTGAGGCAATCCGCCTTGTAAAAATTCACGATAAAAATACTGTGCATTTCCCAGTTCATACGCATCAATTTGTGGATCTAATTCATTTATATATTCCTCAAATTCATAATCTTGCGTAAATCCATAAGGATTGTCTTGATACGTTACTTCTTGAACATCAACTCTGTTATTCCTTATGTATCTCTGGACTTCTTCTGCTGTTACGTTTTTTTTGTCTTTTAAAAAATCATCAAGGCCCATCCATCTTATTTCGCTGTTTGTAATGTTAGGCCATTTTCTTATATCGTTTAAAAATGATTGCCCAGATCCAGACTTACGATTTAAGTTCATGGCGGCGTTCTCAACTGCGGAATAAAATCCCATAGCGTTAACGTTTGGCCCTCTTAAGCCGCTTGGCGCAACTTGCGGCGATAGACCAAGCCTTTGCGATGCGTTATCTGCCATATCCACAAATTTTTCTCCAGCAGCTTTCAGGCCCGGCTTACTCGCCCGTAACAATCCTCCTGCTACTTTAGGTGCAGTAAATCCAAGGCTAAGGGCGCCTGTCCCTAAGTCAAACATCTCTTCGCCAGTCAAGTCAGCGCTTGCCTCACCATAAGATATTTTGTTTAGCGCCTCTGGAATTTGACCAGTAATTAATTCGCCAAGATTCGATGGGGATGTTGTTATCGGCGCATACTTTCCTTGAGCGCCTGCAATCTCGGCTCCAAAACCAGCTCCGAGAAACTCTTTTGCAAACTCTGCAACGTTAGGCATTTCGCTAAAATAATCCTTAACACTAAAAAGAGCATCTGCCAACGCGCCTGCAATTGGCCCTCGAGGACTTTCTGACACTCTGTCGTTGGCGCCGGGATTTGGATTTAACATTAAGTCAATGTTATCTTCCATTGTTCGCTGCATTGGATTAAACGTTTCTAACGGTGTTCCAATTTTGTATGCTCCCTCAGCAAATGCAAGCGCAGATTCTTTGTCTTTCATGCGCAACATATTATTAGTTGCTATGGCGTTCCTCATTGCAGCCGCATTATCTGGATCGCCATTTGGCAGTACAAATTCTTTCAGCTCGCCGTTTGGCATCATCTGAATTGTTGGAAATACATACCAGTTCCCATTGTCGCTTTGCTCTGCTGCCATGCGGTGAGTAGATATTGAACCGTCACCATTTAGAATAAACTTGTGATTCTGAGGATTATAGATCCTGTCTATAAATTCTGGGCCTGCTGCCGATGCGGATCCTGCAATTCCAGCGCCGCCAATGACGCCTGCTTTTTCTAAATTTTTAAGGGCTTTGTCCGAAATCCGACCGCCGACAATATTTAATTGCAATGAATATGCATCAGCACCAGTTAAATTATTTCGATCTACATCTCTTTTATATTCTGCAAATCCAGATTTAGCCTTTTGGTCTGGCCTTAAATCAAAAGTAGTTACATCTTTTTCTTTTAAAGTGCCAATGCCCTCGCCAGTCGTAGCAGTTGTGTAAGTTGGATTATTTGCATTACGAGTTCCTTGCCCAGTCATTTGACCAACATTTTGCAATCTTAATGATGGGGCATCTAATTGTTCTGGCTCGGTAATAATAGCCCTAGCCTCGGCTGTAGACAATGTGCCGAATCTATTGGTGTTTGCAACATTGCCAAACTTGTTTACAAACTCAACTTTTTTAGCTCCGGGCAAACTTCTGTATTGCTGAATAGATTTTGGATCGTCAAGACCAGCCCAGTCAGGTACAAAATTATCTTTTATATATTTATTTACCTGCGACTTGCCTTGTTTGCCAAGCAATGACTGCGCATAACTTAACATGACCTCGCCCGGCATCGTTGACTGATCAGCAGATCCCATTCCCATACGGTAAGGCAGCATTACAGGATATTCGCCATATAATCTTTTTAACTCATTTGCAAAAGCATCCATTGCCTCTGCTTCTTTTTGTGCATTTGCCCAAACTAGGCCGGGGTTGTTAAACATGAATCCCTGACCGCCAGTTAAATTTACCGGCATATTTAATTCGGTGTCATTTACGCGAGTAACTTTCCGCGCCGCAGCGGATCTATCAGACATCCCACTTATAAATGGCTTGCCCTCTAAATCAACAATGCTCATCTCTGGATGTGGGCCAACGTTTCCGGTCGGCTCAGTTCTAAACAAAAGCCCTCGTATTTTTTCTTCTTCTTGTGCGCGTTCTAAAACTTGGGGATTTATGCGCTGCCCCATCATCCTTAAAATGCCGCCTTTAGGAACTATAACTGCCACTACGCTATCCTTATTTGTACTTAATTAAGTCGAGCAGGCCTCGACTTTTTAAATAGTCAAAACCACTTTTAGTAATATCTTTTTGAGATAACTTTCCTTGCCCTTTATTGAGGGCAGCTTTGATTAAGTCTTGAACATATGGCAAATCAGAAACTTTATTTTGCCGATTCATCCATGCTACTTCGTCTGGATCGAGGATTCTATTAATTTTCATCCTATCCGATATCGTCCAGTCTCCAGCAACATTGGCATTTGTATTGTAATTGTACGTTCCGCCAAATGGAATTTGATCTTTAATTTCCGCCGTTTTTAAATCTATATTTCCTTTATTAGTTAACTTAGCCCTCATCATAGCTTCGTTATACCAATCGTAATCATCTGGTACTAGTACCTCTCCCCAGACTTGATTATTTGGACGAAAATCCGGTTTACCTTGCGGCGGATTTATTAATTTTTTACCAATGTGCAAAGCAAATGGATTTGCTCCAGAATGAATGCCCGGACGAAAAGCAAGACCCGGTTTCCCTTTTCCTCCGCTCAATTTAGCATCAACTCTTCCTGCTTGGTTTGGACTCATATATTGAGCATACGACCAATCATCTTTAACAAATGGCTTATCTGCGCCAACAAACAATGGATAAAACTCGTTGTCACGTTTTTGATCAAGCAGCTTGTACACTTTTCTAGTATTTTGCGGCTCATCAATCAACGCGCCTTCTAGGTTCATCCATTTATTGTTACGGACTGCATCTTCTGCAACTTCTTTGGGGACATTATATTTTTTAACTAATGCATCAACGGCATCTTGCGCCTTACTTATATATTTAAGTAAACCTGTAATCCTGCCCACTACGCTATCCCTCGCAAGTTGCGCCTGATTGGATCGCCCCAGCTCGATGCTTGATTCTGGTATCCAACTGCCAAGTAGCGCATTGCATCTGCGCCATGTGATGTCCAGTCATGCCGAGGCCTGCCTCGCCACGTTCTGCCCTTCTCATCAAAGTCTCGTTGGTATTGCCGCAATGCCTCGATACCTCGATTGCACTTAGTCTCGTCGAACCAGCATCGTCCGAGCATGGATCGCACTGCCTGTATTCCATCATCGACCATTAGCTTTGGTGCTATTGTCACGGGCCTTATCCCTAGCGAATCCAACGTTTCGAGCCGAGACTTGCCAGTTCCCAGCTCTTTAACCTGCACGTCATGCGGTAGGACGTGCGACTCATAAACATAATCCTTGTCTTGCAACACTTTGGCGTAATGATCAAGTCCAACGCCAGAGCTTTCGTAGTAGTCGATCAGCCTAACCTCGGCTCCAACGTGTTGTGCGAACCAGATCGAGGTCGAGTCACCAATGCCTAAGTCCCACGCTGTAACGACTCCAACGGCTCTATCATATGGAACTGCGGCAATCCGTCCAGTATTTGTTACTTCCTTCATCTCGGTGCCGTAATAAGCGCCAGCGATTGCTGCCTCGAAACTGCACTCAAACTCCTGCTCGTATCGATCCTCGCCCATTGTCTTGAGCGCGGCGTCCAGCTCCTCGCCCGGCAATATGCCAGTGTCACTAGCCTTATGCACCGCCGAGTACCACGTCGGATCATTGCGCGATGCGTCAAATATCTCCCAAAATTCGTTCTTGCCTTTCGGCGTTCCGATAAACGTTGCGCGGCCCTGACGATCTGCGATCGCTGGTCGAATGACTGTCGACCATGCGTTCGCCGGAAAGTCAGCCGGCTCATCCATTACCACCGCATCAAAATATAGCCCTCGCATCGAGTCAGCTGTCTCGGCGCCAAACAATCGTATGCGAGCGCCATTGGGAAAATCAATGCGCAATTCAGCTTCATTGACTTTGATGCCCGGTATCTTATACGTAAACTCTTTGCAATAATCCCACGCCACCGCCTTGGCCTGCCGATAGCTCGGCGCAATGTACGCCACTCGGACGTTGGGCCGGTTAATCGTTAAGGCATCGCGGATCAGGTCATTAATCGCGGCGACCGTCTTGCCGCACCGCCGATGCGCCACCAAACAGGCAAATCGACTCGTTCTATCGTGAAACGGGATCATGACATCCCGAGGCGTGTACGGGATCGTTATCTCAGGCATACCATCCTAAAAAGTCCGCCATCATTGCAAACGTCGTCAACACACAGCCAGCCACCATCAATAATAAAAACTTATCCCAATTACTCATCGTCTTTTCCTTTCCACTTAATGACCAGCGGCCCACCAGACTCGCCAGTGTGCTCGAGCTGCTGTTTCTCGCCATAACGCTTAGGCAATAGCTTACTCGCCACCCATTTGTGCGCGTCGACCTTCAATCGCGCCACGTTGTATGTCTCAGGCGTCGCATCGTAGGCTATCTCGAGGATATCCTCTGCGGCAAATTCTTGACACGCATTCTTCGCTCGCGCGTATTTGTCGCGTATCGAGTCGTGTTTGTACATCCACCGATAGAATGTGGACTTATCTGGAGCCCAACTCTCGGTCTTGCAGATGCGATTCAATGATCGACCAGCGGCGATTTCCTCGCAGATTCGATCCACCAACTCATCAGTATAATCAGTTGGCCTTCCAATTTTTACTTCTTCAGTCATCTAAAACTCCATCAATTTGTTACGGACAATTATACGCGCAGAAATTCGGATACGGATACTGTCTTTACAAGACAGGTATCCGCTCGTATCCGTTTTCTACATCTGCCAAAAATATATCCGTTTTCCATATCCGTTTTTTACTAAACTGTTGATTTGTATACATTTTATAATCATAAACCATATCCGTATCCGTTTTATCCGTTTTATCCGTTTTTTAGCTAAGTGTTTGATTTTATTCAAAACACAAACGGATATGTACCTTTTATCCGTTTTCACCAAAATCTATGATCAAACTGGCTGATTTTGCCGACCATCCCTTGCCATATTTTTCGATGTAATCCGCATCCATCAGGATTCCAATCAAGGAACTTGGCGACGGTTGAAGTTGCTTTTTTGCATACGATTCAGTCGCACCAAGTTCGTTAACCTGATACTCAAGCAACGCGCTTCGAGATAGGAACGGTCGATTCTTGTCATCCCTAGCTCTATGGCAATGATGCCACGCTCGCTCAAACCGTCTACGATTCTCTTCGACTTTGGATATTTTCTTATCCATTTTGATTGGCTTGTTGGCTGATTCCAAGACAACGCTCGATACCTGATCGTTATCCTCATCACGCCATCCAATGATATCTACCTTCTTGAGATCAAAGAACAGGCTGTCCTGCATCTCGGCGTCCTTCATCTTTCTCTGGATAACTTCGATTGGGCCTCCGTTCTTGCTCGGCTTAACGCTTACCTCGATATCAAGTGCGCCTCGCCAAGCGCTCGAACCTCTGGCACGGTGCTGCGCCTCATCAGATACGCCCGTGTGATGCACTAGGACGACCGTACAGTCGAACTCTTCCATTATTAAGGCGCAGGCATCCAGCATTGTCTTGGCGTCCTGAGCGCTGTTCTCATCGCCATTTAAAAATCGGTGCAATGTGTCTACAACGATAACCTTTGGCGTCTCGGGCAGTGCGCGGACGTTATCGATGACCTTAACCAAGCCCTCGCTCGAGTTAAGATCAGTGCCGGTCTTGCTCATCCAGAATTTAATCTTATCTACGCCAAAGTTCTGCATCCATGCGGCGACTCGAGCGCGTAAACCATAATGGCCCTCACCAGCCAAGTAGACGATCGGCAGGTCTTTTGTCCTGTTACCGCACCAGTCTCGGTTATCCATGTCGACAGCAGCCATCCTGAGGCACCAGTCGAGGACTAGGAACGTTTTGCCTGAGCCGCTAGGCCCGTGAACCATCATGAGTGACTTATTCTGGAGCCAGTTCTTGATGTACCAACTGATCGGCGCTGGCTTTGTCGTGAACTCATTGCCGTCGATTAGCCAGTCCAGCTTGATCTCAGGTGGCTCTAATAGAGCCGATAAGTCATTGCCAGCCAGCAAGTAATCGTTAGCGTCGCCTTCATCTGGGGGAATGATGACGGTCGCACCGTACTTAGCGCTGGCTTGGTCTGCGTATGACTTACCGACTCCACTAGAATCATGATCTGCCACAATGATGATGCGCTGAGAGGCCCCAAAACGCTCTCTAAGCTGTCCAACAACATTAGGGATGTTACTCGCCGAGTATGCAACGTAACACGCCACACCGCTGGTCTCGGCGATTGTAGCGGCAGTTGCGTAGCCCTCGGCTACATATATGTGCGCATCCTGATTAGATCCGATACGCCAAAGCGATCCGCC